TCAACTCTTGTTTAGTAGGAGTCATGTTGTTTGTTACAAGGCCATCTTTTCTTGGTTGACCAATATGAATTGATGCCAATATGTCCCTTATTTCCCTTATGTGACTTTCTGAATAATAACATCTTATTTGCCAGCCACGCTTTCCGCCTATGCTAGATCCTATTGGTGCTGGAATTGTTCCACGTTTAATAAGAGTAGGAATATATTTTTTATGCCTATTGATAAGTATAGCAGTTTCACCAATAGTATATGCCTTTTCTCTTTTCTTTTTAAATTCCGCAATAAAACAAGTTTCAATCCTATCTTTATTTATATTATAAAGTGCAACAATTCCGTCTGATCTATTTCTGTGATGGACCTTAACTAAATCATTATTTAAAAACCAAATAGTCTTATTGCCCGAAACTATAGCGGACTGATTGTAGTTTTGGCCCTCAATATTTCCTGTTGTAGAATCCATGATCCCTCTTTACTGCTGTCTGGTGGATGATAAAATTTTCTTTTACCACAAATTACACAATACACTTCAAGATGTTCTTTTGTACTGTATTGTCTGTCAACAAAAACAATACCGCCACATCTTGAACATTTCATTAAATAGGAATTCCCATTGCAAGCACATTTAAGGAAACCGTTGCAAGTCCCGCAGTGGTAAAACTTACTAAAAATTCAGCACTATTATTTGTAATTTTTGTAATAACAACATTAGCACTTTTTCCTGGTTCCGTTCCACCAATATTGTTTGGCGTAGCAACCACAATTGGTTTAGAGTTAAACTTAACTTCAAAAGAAACTGTTACTGGATATGTTTTATTTAACTCAACACTTGTTGCCGTTATAACTGGCGCAGTAACTCCAAAGGCTGCTGATCTATTCATTTTAGTACTTCTTGATTTATTGGTTTCGTCAACTACTACAAGAACATCTTGAATCGAAGATCCAACTTGATCTTGAAGTTCATTTAGAGCCTGAACAATGTCATACATATACGAAACATCTAGCGGTTGCCCTCTTTGTGGCACAATTAATTTTCCCATTATTCCTCCATTATATCATTTAACTTATGGTATTGCTATTACGACAGACTCAAAAAGAGTTAAAGCAACGTTTCTTATTTTTGAAATTCCTTCTGGCTGAATTGTTACTCTAACATTAATTGTTCCAGTATTTGGAAAGGTATACACATTTCCAGTTGCTGTTCCATGATATGAATAAGATGCTGCATTATCAAATTTAACAAAAACATCATATTTTGGTCTTAGGTTAGTGTCTGTCCAAGAAACAGAGAAAAAACCAGCAGGGGCTGTTGTAACTCCAACTTTATTTACAGTAATAGATGCAACAGTACCAGTTGTAGCAGCAGGTGAAACTGTACTTGAACCAATAAGAACTGTAAAAATATTTGTTGTTGGAACAGTTAGGATTGTTTGCGCTCCAGTAACAGCAGTGAATGGAGCCACTGTGTTAGAAAAAGTAACACTCTGGCCAACACTAAGACCGTGTGCAGAGGCTGTGGTAACAGTTACGGTACCAGAAGCGATTGCTAAGTTAATAATGGATGTAGAAAGTGATGGAATAGCATAGGAAGGAACAGCGTAAATTGAAGACCATTCAGAAGACCTGTTTCTGTCATCAGAAATTACTCTATATCTTAGTACATGTTGATTTAATGTATTTATTGGTGGCAAGTCTTTATTTAATATTTTTATTTTTTTAATATTTGCATCTACCATTATGGAATATCTCCAATAATTCCAACATCTAATGCCATTCTAAACTCAACATAATTATTTGTGTTTGGAGACTTTGCAATTGCTTCTCCATTTGTATTTTTAACAACGGTGTATCCAACCAATCCATATAATGGATTTTGTGTACTTATATTATCAAATCTAATTGCATCAAAAGCAATATAGTGTGTGTCTACTACTGCATTTGAAGTTACAACACAAGAATATATTTTTAAAGAATTTACATATTGCCACGAAAATCCTGTTTGTTGGGTAAAATCAGACAAACTTTTTTCTTGTACAATATACCTATTTGTAGAAAAATCAATTCCACCAGCATTGTTAGTTACCGTAATTAAAGATCTTGCATACTTTCCGTTACTATCAATAAATTCTAAAATAATTTTTAAACTACCTGGATTGGTATAACTAGTAGCATTTTTATTTATAAGTGAAAAAGCAATTTTAATTTTATCTGATAATGAATTTTGAACTAAATTAATATTAAGTCCAGTTTTAATAATATAATTTTTATTTTCTAAAACATTGCTAGTAGATAAATCAGCACTGACAACATCTTTAATTGCACTATAATTACCTTTTACTAAAAGCATGTTATTTAAATATCTACATCTTTCATTTTTAGTGTTTCTGTTTGTTTTAAAGAAAATATTATTATCTGCACTTACTTGAAAAACATTAGGAAGTAAACTAGCAACATTATTTATAGTAAAATCTGCTGTACTTGTATTAATAATATTATCATCTGCTGGGGTATCAAGTGGCTGATTAACTGTTAAAATAGGTTTTACTGTTGTGTCTAAATATTGCCATTGCTCTTCTTCTGCAAAGGCTATTAAGGTTCGACTATCGAATCCGGAAGCAGAGGGATTTCCTCCAGCAGGGAATATTCCAATTTCTGTAATTTCGTATCTTTCTTGTGTTGGAAGTTCTGATGTAAAAACTATCTTACTAATAAATTCATTATTTCCAATGTCTTCCTTTACATACCCTCTTGAAGAAATAGGAACTCTAAACATTTCAAATTGTAATTCAGTATAATCATCATAAGTTCCATAACCATTTACACTGGACAATGGTTTTGCTCCACATCCAAAGGCCATATATGAAGCATAGGCAGGAGTTGTCCCAAGTAAATATTTGGCTATAATCTCTTTACCTTTATTAGTTATCACGATTCCTCATTTCCAAGATTTGTACTATATATTGTACCATTTTGAAGTGTTTGAATTTCAACGTTTTCTGCTAAGCCTAAATTTATAACATCTATAGTTAAGTTTCCAGTAGTAAGATCAAGGTATACGTGTTCTCCATTTGGCCCATTTCCCACGCTAGGAATTGTTCTTGGTAACTTTATTGGAAATTGTAAAAAATATTTATCTAATGTGTCTTGCAGGGCCAACAATGTTTTTGGATCTAAAGCATTTTGAGTTTCTGCCATATTTAAAATTGGTTGATATTGAATGTTTGCTGTTTGTAGTGATGCACTATTTACTAAAGAAAGTAATGCAACACCATTAATATTTTCAAAAAATAAAATTTTTAAAAAATCTTGATCTTCACCACTATCTTCTCTAAATTCTACGTACTGAGGTCCTGCAATTTTTACTGAAGGTTTTTGAAAACCTATTACTTCTGGGTATATCAAATTAGTTGGCGGTGTTGCGTCTACCTTTTTCATAATTTCAGTAGTCATTGCCATTTCGTCTTCTATGTAACCCATATTACACCTCACTCAAATATACAGTCATGTCTGGTCCACTCAAACTTCTTGAATACTCTATATTATAAACAACAAATCTTGAAGTAGATGATGTAACAAGATCTAAGTTATCATTATTTTTATAATCAATCGCAACAATATCCCCTAATTGAATTGTTGGATCTGCAAATATCTTTAATCCAATTGCTTTTCTTGGAACTAATAATTTCTCTAATAGCCAGCCAATTAAATGCTCTGCATCTTCTGTTGTTTGTATATAGTTTGCATCTATATTAAAATCATTTCTACCAAATTTTATCCTACTTAATTTAAGTGTATCGTATTTTTGTTTTTCTATGTTTGGAGAATATATAATTACATCACCTTTAAGTTCTGGGTCTGAAAAACTTGATCTTTTTTTAAAATAATCATCTACTGTTAATTCAGAACTACTATCACTTGTAAAAGCAATTCCACTAATTCTTAAAGAATTAGAAAGTTCGTCATCAATGGATAACAAAGTATCTGTTGCATTAAAAATTAAAAATTCTGCTCCATATGCATTTGCTTGAAATCCAGAAACCGTAAATTCTTTTAATTTATCTGGTGCCCTAACTATTTTTGCATATAGTGCGGGATATGCATTATCAAATTTTGCATTGATGTATGCACATTCTCTCATAATTGTTCCAAATTCATCATAAAAAATACTATGTCCTGGAATTGTATTGGTACTAATACCTTTTAAATATGATTCTTGTAAAATTCCACTTAATGAATATTTCTTTAAAGCATCATTTGCAGTTATTGCTGAAGAAGAAAATACTCTTGCAACCTGGCTGTCAGTTTTAAATCCAGCATTTTGTGCATAATTATCTGTTAAAGCATAAAAATTTTCAAACATACATTTTGAAGATCCACGAATAAACATAGCAGTTGATTGATATTTTGGCAATGGTGATGTATCATCAACCTGACCAACTAAAACATTGTTTATGTATAAATAAAACCTTCGTATGCTTCCATTTGCTAAGTCTTCATATTCTACTGCTAAATCATAAACAGTTGTAAAATTTTCATTATACTTTGTTGAAAGACCAGCCATATCTCCATCATCATATTGTATTTGTTCATTAAAAACATTAAACAATAATATTGGAATTGCTTTTGTTTGTCCAACACCTTGTTGAATTTTATAAAAAATAATATTTGACTGATCTGATGTGCCATTAGCCAATGCAATAACTTCAAAATAATACCCA